AAAAATGGGAATAAGTATTCATGGAGATGTAAAATAATGCAATTTGTAAGAAGAGATAATCCACCTTCTAACGACAATAAATATTACATTAAAACAACAAAGGGAGGTTATAACAAATGTATCCAGATACAGTCTAACGGAAGTGTGCTTCCTAACTGTGTCGGGTACGCCCGGCGTATGGTAGATTTATGGAGTGTCAAAACGTTCATAAATGTAAATTAAGTAGAGGTAATGCTGAAAACTGGTACTATTATAATGATGGATATGATAGAGGACAAACTCCTAAACTAGGAGCTGTTATATGTTGGCATAGCACACGTTCTGGAGGACATGTTGCTATTGTAGAAAAAGTATATTCTAATGGTGATATAATGACTTCCAATAGTGCTTATGGTGGTAGTAGATGGTATCAAAGAAAATTAAAAAGAAGTAATAACTACTATATGGGTAGTGCTTATACTTTTCAAGGATTTATTTATAATCCAACTGAATTTACTGATGATCCAACACCTCCTACACCTCCAACTCCAGTTTTAAAAAAGAGTAAATTCAAATGGGTTTTATATGCTAGAAGATTAAGGAATAAAAGGTAATATTAAAAATTGACTAAAAATAAAATATATAATATAATAAAGGAGGAAATAAAGGTAATGAAAGAAGAAATATTAAAAAATATAACTTCTAGTATTAGTGAGAAGTTAGGAGAGGAAAATTCAAGTATAATCGCTGATGATATTGGCAAGTTATTAACTGCTAATACACAGACTATTGAAACTATAGACAGTTTACAAAAAAGAATTAAAACTCTTGAAGAAACTAATCAAAAGTTAGTAAGTGCTAATGGATCACTATTACAACAAATTCCAGCTGTAAAAGATTATGAGAAGCACCAGGAATCTAATACAGAAGAGGAAGAGAAAAAACCTTTTAATTTTCATTCTGTGTTTGATAAACATGGAAATTTTAAAAATGATTTATAGAAAGGAATGATGTATATGAATAATGCTTTAAAAACAAGTTTAAACAAATTAAGAGAAATATCTAGTGATATATATCATAAATACGTACCAATTATTGATGATACAACTGATATTTCACAATTTGCTAATCCTATCTTAGAATATCCATTAGTTATGAATGAATTTTGTGATGTACTTGTAAATAAATTAGTATATTCTCAATTTGAAAGTTTTACATTTAATAATCCTTTAAGAGTACTTGAAGGCGAAAGTATCCCTCTTGGATATGCAGGTGAACATGTTTATGTAAATCCAGCTAAAGGAAGAGGATTTAATGTAAATGATTTTGCTGGTTTATTAATTAAATATGAGGCAGATGTAAAGGTTGAGTACCAAACAGTGAACTCAGATCTTCAGTATCCTGTAACTATCTCAAGACAACAACTTAAAAAAGCTATGACTTCTTGGGATAATTTAGCTTCATTTATTACAAGTTTATCAAATAGTTTATATAATGGATGTTATGTAGATGAATTTAGATTTACTAAAAATATAATTAGTGGTGCTTATAAAGAAAATAGAGGAGTTATAGAAACAATTAGTGCTGTTTCAAGTGAAGCAACAGCTAAGGCTTTTGTTGAAAAAGCAAGAGAATTATTCTTGAACTTCCAATTACCTAGTACAAAATATAATGCTTGGGCTAAAAATGGTGGTGAAGGAAAACCTATTACTACATGGACTAGACCAGAAGATATTGTACTTATCATAAGAAATGATGTAAGAGCTAAAATTGATGTACAAAGTCTAGCAAGTGCATTTAATTTATCTTATGCTGATTTTATGGGTAATGTAATTACTGTAGATGATTTCGATGTATATGATGATGAAGGAACTAAAGTTTATGATGGATCTGCTATTGTTGGTATGATCGCTGATAAAGCTTGGTTTAAAATTAAAACACAAGATATGTATATGGAATCATTTGTTAATCCTAATAACAGAACTATTCAATATTACTTAAATGTAATTAGAATGTATAACATGAGCTTATTTGCTAATGGAGTAATCTTTGCTACTGCTGAGCCTAGCGTTGCTGCTACTGAAGTAGAATTTGTAGAAACTTCAGCAACTGTTGAAGCTGGTGAAAGTATTAAATTACATGTTAAGACTACACCATTTACAGCAAATCCAACTTTAAGTTATTCATCTAGTGCAACAACTTATGCAACAGTAGGTAGTGAAACTGGAAAAGAAATAACTATTAATGGAGTAGCTGAAGGTAGCGCTACTATTACTGTAAGTGATGGAACTCATACAGATACAATTAGTGTTACTGTTAGTGCTTAATTAATAAAAATAATATAATAGGGAGGGAAACTATAATCCCTTCCTATTTTTAAATAAGGAGGTAAAATATGAGTGCAATTACACCTCAAACTGATTTAAAATTATTAAAGTGTCCTATTGAGAGTGATAATAGAAATCAATTAACATTTTCTAGTGTAACAGCACAAAGAAATTATTTTAATAGTTTACCTAAGTTAGAAGTAGATAATTTTACATATCAAAGAAAAGATAGCGTAATTAGATATCCAGCTCATATTGATACTATATTAGAATATAATTATGTAATGTATCAAAATGAAGCTTATTCTAATAAATGGTTTTATGCTTTTATAACTAAAATGGAATATGTAAATGATAATATGACACTTATTACTATAAAAACGGATGTGTACCAGACATGGATGTTTAGTATGGTATGGAAGAGAAGTTTTATTGAAAGAGAACATGTTAATGATGACACAATAGGACTTCATACTATACCAGAAGGCTTAGAAACTGGAGCTTATAAAGTATATGAACATCAAGCTGATAGTTATAATAGTCAATTATGTTATATTACATTATCTACTGTTGGTCCTAGTGATTTAGAAAGTTATGATCTTAATGTATATAATGGAATAATAACACCAGGAGTTTATTGTAAATGGGATACTACTACAATGAATAACTTAAAAACTTTTATTAATAATTTAAATAGAGCTGGAAAAATTGACGCTTTAGTATCTATGTTTATAGCTCCACAGTGGCTAGCTGAATCAAGTGGAGTATATGTAAATCCATCTAATACAGTACCTCTTAGGAATATAGATATAACTAGAATAACTAATTTAGATGGGTATATACCGCATAACAATAAAATGCTTTGCTATCCATATTGTTTTATTAATTTATCAAATGCTATGGGAATAGTAAAAACATATAAACAAGAAAGATGGAATCCTAATAATCCTAATGCTATGGGAATTACTATGAAAGGTGTACTTACACCTGGAGGAAGTATAAGAGTTTATCCTGTAAATTATAATGGTGAAAAAGATAACTTTGATGAAAGTATTACTCTTGGTAAATTTCCACAAGTAGCATGGTATAATGACTTATATACTAACTGGCAAACTCAAAACGGTGTAAATATTGCCGGTATTCCATTAACAGCTACTGAATCTGCTATAGGCAAAGGTATTCTTCAATTAGGTATTGGTGCTAGTATGGTTGCTTCTGGTAATATTATTGGTGGTCAATTTATTGGAGGAGGTATTAGTGATATCTATGGAGCTGTACAAGAAAATTATCAGCACTCACTTATACCTAATGCTGTAGAAGGTAATATTAATAGTGGTGATGTATCTACTATGATGGGTATAAATAGACTTCATTATTATAAAATGGGCGTTACTCAAGAATATGCTAAGATATGTGATAGATATATGGATTTATATGGATATAAAGTAAATACAGTTAAAATACCTAATATAACTGGAAGAGCTAATTGGAACTATGTAAAAACAATAGGAGCAAATATTGAAGGTAATATTCCAGAAGAAGATTTAAATGAAATAAAAAGTTTATTCAATACTGGTATTACTTTATGGCATAATCCATCTACTTATTTAGATTATAGTCAAAGTAATGCAATTATTTAGGAGGTGATACTATGGGAAAAATAAAAGCAAAAGATTTAAGATTTTTAGATTCTGCTCTAATGAATAGTCAAACATATTTTGATTATGTAGAAAGATTTAAAAGAATATGTTTATCTATGTTTGAATGGGTTAATCTTCCAGAAAGTATGAATGCTAGATATTTAGAAGAGTGCTTATATTATAAAGGAATGGCAGCTTTACTTAAAGATGAGAGATTTGGTTTTATTAATACTCAATGCGCTAGTAATGGATATTTAAATATATATGGACTTCCTAACTCTTTAAATTGTTATAGTTATGAATATAATTCAATTAGAAATTTATATACTGGACTAGAAGGAACAGAAGATAAAGACTGTATTTTAGTCATGAATAACTGGGAAAGAATACCAACTGCTAGTACTATAGAACTTTTCTGCCAAAGACTTGCTGAAGCTGAAATGACAGCAAGTGTTAATATTAAAGCACAAAAAACTCCAGTACTTATAGTAGTAGATGAAAATCAAAGACTAATGATGGAAAACCTATATGCACAATATGATGGAAATAGACCATTTATATTTGGTGATAAAAATCAATTAGGCGCTGATACTCCTATTAAATCAATTAATACTGGTGCTAATTTTATAGCTGATAAAATAATGGAATATAAAAAGCAAATATGGAATGAAGCGCTTGAGTTTCTAGGAATAAATACTCTTCAAACAGAGAAAAAAGAAAGACTAATTACTGATGAAGCTTCAAGTAATAATGAACTTATAAACTTAAATCTTCAAAGTATGTTAGTACCTAGACAAGAAGCATGTAAACAATTTAATAAGTTATTTGGTCTTGAAGGTACAGATAAAGAAATAAGCGTTAGAGTAAGAAGCGATCTATTCAATATTATAAAACAAGAAGAGAGTATTATAACTGATTATAATAAGAATGGAATTGATGATGAAAAAGAAGAGGAGGTAATCGAAGATGTTAAATAAACAAACTACTTTATATTTATATAGAGGAGCTTCCTCTTCAATTGATTTTGATTTTACAAACTTTAATTTTAATAATGGTAAATGCGTATTCACTATTTCTAATTTATGTAAAAATGATAAATTGTTACAATTAGAATTTAATTTGAATAAAAAATATACAATAATAATACCAGATGAATTTACTGAAACCTTAAAAGATAATAAATATTTATATAATATTATGTATATAGTAGGTGATGAAAGATATCCGCAGTGTGCTGATAGTGATATTATTGTAAGAAATGTGGTGAACGCTTATGAATCAAAATGAAATAATTATAAATAATACACCACCTCAAAATATAGGAATTACTCAAGATAAAAATCAAGAAATTATAATTGATGGTGGAAGTATAACAATAGGAATTACTGATGTACTTGTTAATAATCAAAGTGTAGTAGAAAATGAAATAGCTTATGTTGAAGTACCTACTAAAACAAGTGAACTTGTTAATAATTCTGGATTTATTACTTATGAACTAGATCCAACAGTACCATCTTTTGTTAAAAATATAACTCAAGCTGATATAGTATCTTGGAATAGTAAACAGCCTTTATTAGTGAGTGGTAGTAATATTAAAACTATTAATTCTAACTCATTATTAGGTAGTGGCAATATTGAAATTGAAGGTAATACATATACCGCAGGTGATGGAATAAGTATTGAAAATAATGTTATTACAAATGATATCACTAGCTATAATGATTTAACTGATTTACCTACTATTCCTACAAAAACAAGTGATTTAGTTAATGATAATGATTTTGTAAGTGAAAATCAACTTAGTGATGTTGCTTTTAGTGGTAGTTATTTAGATTTATCAAATACACCAGATATACCAACAGATGTAAGCGAACTTGATAATGATGTTGGATATATAACTAATAGTGTTAATGACTTAACAAATTATACTCTTACAAGTAATTTATCTAGCGTTGCTTTAAGTGGTGATTATGATGATTTAATAAATAAACCAACTATACCAACTGTTAATAATGGGACACTTACAATACAAGTAAACGGTAATACTGTTAATTCTTTTACAGCTAATTCTTCTAGTAATATAACAACAAATATAACAGTACCAACTACTACAAATGATTTAACTAATAATTCTGGATTTATTGATTCAACTCAAGTAGCTATTTATAGTGGTACTGAAGCTGTAATAGGAAAATGGATTGATAACAAACCTATTTATAGAAAAACATTTACTACAACTGGCGATAGTAACAATGCACAAACTATTTTAACTTTAGATAATGTAGATAATGTTATTAATGTTGTAGGATGGGCTAGAAAAGGTACTGATAGAAGAAACATAATACAAAGTTTCTATAATGGTGGTGGATGGAATAGTCAATTCTATTTTAGTACTTTATATGGTGGACTAGGTATAATTGAATGTGGAAATGACTACGCAAGTTTTAAAGATGGCGCTACAATATATACAACTATTGAATATACAAAAACAACAGATTAAAGGAGGTAAATATGGCAAAATATACAATGGAACTAAGAACAGTAATTGAATATGCTGGAAGAGAAGAAGTAGAAAACTGGTTTAAAGATTATTGTTTAAATAATTATTTAAGAGATTATGAAATTGAATCTATACTAAACGCTAATATATGGAGTAAAGATAGATTAGCTACAAAAATTGTGGATCATTATTATATGCGTGAAATAGGATATGAAACTATTGGAGCATTTAAGCATTATGCTAAAGTGTATATGCAAGAAATTATGGAAAGATATTTACCTTTAATTTATAGTAATTCAATAGAATATAATCCACTTGTAAACGTTGATTATACTGAAGAATTTACTAGAAATATAAAAGGAAATAGTGAGAGTGAATCAAATAGTAATAATAGTGCTTCTGGCTTAAGTGTTAATAGTGATACACCACAAGGACAAATAAATAAATCACAAATATTAAATGGAAAATATGCTTCTAATACTGGTGCTAGTGAAACTGAAAGTAATATTCAGGACAATACTACTAATGAAAGTAATACAGATGAAACATATACAAAAAGAGTTAAAGGTAATAGTGGTGTTAGTGCTACAGCTCAAAAAATGATACAGCAATATAGAGAAAATATTATAGCTATTGATGAACAAATAATAAAAGAATTAGATAAAATATTTATGGGATTATATTAAGGAGAGTGATAAAATGAAAAATGAATTAGAATTAATTACACCTTTTAAAAGAGTGTGTGTTACTATTGGTAATTTACCAACTGCTTATTTAGAAAGTATGAGTTATTATGAATGCTTAACTTATCTAGTAAAATTTTTAACTAATGAAGTTATACCAGTAGTAAACAATAATAGCGAAGTAGTTAAAGAACTTCAAGAATATGTTAATCATTATTTTGATAATTTAGATGTACAAGAAGAAATTAATAATAAACTTGATGAAATGGCTGAAAGTGGACAACTTGCTGATATTATAGCTCAATATATAAGTCTTGCTGGAATACTTGCTTTCGATACTAAAGCTGATTTAAAAGAAGCTTTAAATATTGCTGATGGATCTATTTGTAAAACTTTAGGTGAAACTGATTATACAGATGGAAAAGGAGCTTTATATAAAATTAGAACTGTAGTAGCTGGAGATGTTGTCGATGAAGATAATATAATATCTTTAGATATATCTAATACATTAATAGGCGAAAAAATACCTTATTCTTCTAACTATAAATTACAAGAACAAATTGATAATATAAATAACAATAGAACAATAATTTTAAGTGATAGTTATTTTGACTGGAGCCCAGATGAAACAATACCCGTAGAAAATAGATGGTATAGTTTATTCTATAAAGCTGAAAAAATTACAGAACATCAAGAATGGAATGATGGTGGAATAGGTTTTGTACATCTAGGTGGAGTAACTCAATTAAATATTAAAGGTTTACTTCAAAGCCATGAAAATGATGTTTCTAATAAAGATACAGTTAAAAATATAATAGTACTTTGTGGCTATAATGATGCTGATGCTAGTATATCTTTAAGTGACATAAAAGCAAAAGTTAAAGAATTTGCTAATTATTGTCATACTACTTATCCTAATGCTACAGTATATATAGGACAAATTGGATTTGATAGTAATAGAAGTAGTACCGGTAGTGATAAAAGATATGCTTTAAATTCAAAAGTAACACCTGGTTATGCAAGTGCTATTCAAGATGTTTCAAGTGATACATTTATATATCTACCTAACTTAAATTATTGTTTACATAATACTGATTATATGAGTACAGATGGAATACATCCTAATGGTGCTGGTCATATTCAAATTGCTAATGCTTTATATAATAGTTTTCATAATTGCTTTGCAAGTTATCAACAAGCTGATGAATGGGTAACGTTAACTCCATATGACTCTGATCATGTATTAACTTCTAATTTACTAGTTAGAAATGTAATTCCTACAAAGAATATTACAATACAAAGATTCTTACTAGATACAAGTAGTGATCCTATTACTTTAGATAATAATTTTAAAACACTAGCTACATTTAACAATAATTCAAAAACAATGTTTCCTAATTACGGTATAGATTTTCTAGTACAATTATTAGTAAATACTAGCGATAATGGATTCTACTTATTACCAGCTTCTTTAAGATTTACAGATACTGGTGAATTACAAGTAAGTGTTAATGCTATAAATGACGCACGTACTAATTTCAT